AAGCGGTTGGGAAAAGAAGACGAACGCCATCTCTGGCCGGAAATGCTTCGAGCAATTCGAGAAATTGCGCCAACCTGGGTTGTGGGCGAGAATGTTCGCGGACTTGTTAATTGGTCAGAAGGGCTGGTATTCCACGAGGTGCAGGCTGACCTGGAAGCTGAAGGGTACGAAGTTCAACCGTTTTTACTTCCAGCTTGTGCCGTCAACGCTCCTCACAGAAGAGATCGGATATGGTTTATTGCCTACTCCGACAAGTGTAATGACAGACGAACAGCCGGACAAAATGCGACAACGGGCCGAAAAGAACGGCTACCAAAACGGAACGAAGTACGGCAGTCTGTTAAGTCAAGTGAAATATTCGGGCTTGTTGCCGACACCGAGAACAGTCGATGTGGAAGGCGGGAAGATAAAGAATGTCAAATTTGTGAACGGGAATTTTTTCAGGGAAAACAAAGACGGTGTCAGGTGGGGAGTGAAACTCCGAGATATTGTCGAAAATGGCTTGCTGCCAACTCCACAAGCATCAGATTATGTGAGTACAGTTCAACAGAACAATCACAGCTTGAGGCATTTGGAACATTTGACAGGATGGACACAAAAATTGCTACCAACTCCACAAGCACAAGAAGGAAAGAAGATAACAGGATTGGAAAATCAAGATTCAATGACCAAAAGGGTGCGTCAAGCTACTGGGCAAACTTCCCAACTCAATCCCCGATTTGTGGCGGAAATGATGGGCTTCCCACCGAACTGGACAGAATTACCTTTTCTAAATGGCGAAACGAAAGCATAAAAGCATACGGCAATGCCATTGTGCCGCAAGTTGCTTTGCAAATTTTCAAAGCAATATCTGAATATAACTTTTTAACTAATAAAACAGAAGAACAATGACAACATTACAAATCATTTTACTTAGCTCTGGCATACTTATAGCAATTGATGCCGTATTAATTTACCTGTGGATCAAGAGCGCAACGGAAGAACCGTTGGATTAAAAATTGTATATTTGCATAACTAAACCTAAACAAAATGAATTACGAACAATTTATCTTAAACAAGTCGCATTCTATTGGCGACTTTGGATTTGAGCCTAATTATTATCCTGAAATGGCTTTTGACTTTCAAAAGTTTATAATTGAAAAAGCAGTAAAAAAAGGTAGGATTGCTGTTTTTGCTGATACTGGATTGGGCAAAACATTAATACAGCTTTCAATAGCAAAAAACATAATAAACCATACGAACAAAACGGTATTAATACTAACTCCATTGGCGGTCGCTTTTCAGTTTATTTTGGAAGCTGAAAAAATGGGAATATCTGAAGACATTGAATATTCAAGGGATGGGAGGTTCGCAAAAAAAATAGTTGTATGCAATTATGAAAGGTTGCACTATTTTAATAGATCTGATTTTGTTGGTGTTATTCTTGATGAAAGCTCAATACTAAAAAATTTTGAAGGTAGAATTAAATCAGAGGTAACAAGTTTTGTAAAAAAGATACCGTATAGATTTCTTTCAACTGCAACTCCTTCACCAAATGATTTTATAGAACTTGGAACCAGTAGTGAGGCGTTGGGATATATGGGGTATATGGATATGCTTGGTAAATTCTTTAAGAATAATCAAAACTCGGTAGATAGCAACAATAGAAACATCGGAGAAAAGTTTTACTTAAAGCCACACGCTGAAAAAGATTTCTTTGCATGGGTTAACCAATGGGCAATAATGGTTAAAATGCCTTCTGATATAGGGTTTTCAAATGATAGGTACAATTTGCCAAATCTTATATTAAACAAGCACGTTGTAAAAAACCAATCATTGATAGATGTAAATGGTCAGGTTCAAATGTTTACGCCTATTGCCAAATCAATGACAGAGGTAAGGCACGAGCAAAAAATGACAGAAGATAAAAGATGTGAAAAGGCGGTACAATTAGCATCTGGAAAAACTTCTGTATATTGGTGCAACACAAACAACGAAAGCTCCATATTGAAATCATTTGATAAAGAAGCTGTTGAAATAATCGGAAGTCAATCAATAGATAAGAAAGAAGAAATACTTTTAGCGTTTGCAAATGGAGAAATTGAAAGGTTAATAACAAAGGCTAAAATGACTTCTATGGGGTTAAATTGGCAGCATTGTAATCATTCTGTATTTTTCCCAACATGGAGCTATGAGCAGTATTATCAGGCTATAAGGCGTTTTTGGAGGTTTGGTCAGAAAAAGGATGTTACTATTGATATGGTTATTTCCGATGGTCAGACAAGGGTATTAGAGGCGTTAACACAAAAAACACAAAAAGCAATAGAGCTTCATAAAAAGTTAACAGACAATGTAAATCGGTCATTTGAAAATAAAGTAAAGGAATTTAACAAAGACATTGTAAAGCCATATTTTATATGAAAAGCATAATAGAAGATAATTACCAGATAACAGTCGGCAGAGGGTTAATAAATGACAGTACTAAAATTTCTGATTTTATTATAAAATTAGAAGAGGAAGTACAGGAGTTTATAGAGGCAAAATTATTATCTTTGCCAAATCAAAACGAAGAGTTAGCAGATATTATACTGGTTTGCTTTAATATTGCTAAGCACTACGACGTAGATATTGAACAGGAACTAATAAACAAAAACAACAAAAACAAAACAAGATGAAAGTGAAGGATCAATTAATTACAGACAGATATGCAATCTATAATAGCGATTGTATGTATGTTTTGCCGACATTGGAAAATGAAAGCATAGACCTTAGCATATATAGCCCTCCATTTGCAGGGTTGTATAATTATTCTAGCTCTGAAAATGATTTTAGCAACTGCGAAACAAAGGAGCAATTTTTACAGCAGTATGAATTTTTAATAAAAGAAGTATCAAGGGTTACAAAGCCTGGCAGGATAACGGCTGTTCATTGTACCGATGTGTTTGACAACACTTCAAGGCTTTGGGATTTCCCGCACGAAATAATAAAACTGCATGAAGCTAATGGATTTGAATACCGAAACAGGATAACTATATGGAAAGAGCCGTTAAAAGTTAGAATGCGCACAATGGTTCAAAGCCTTATGCACAAATTTATAGTAGAAGACTCTACAAGGTGCTTTACCGCAATGCCCGACTATGTGTTAATATTCACAAAAAAAGGAGAAAACAAAGTACCAGTTATACATCCGTTTGGCATAAATGAATATTTTGGAGAAACACCAATACTCCCAAATATTCTAAAAGCATGGAACAACGCCAACAGCTCTAATCTAAACGAAAATCAGTTGTGGGGACATCTCAACAACATAAACGAAGACGATAAAATAACAAAGCTAAATCATTATATTTGGCAGCGTTACGCCTCTTCCGTATGGGATGACATAAGGATAGACAATGTTTTACCTTTCAGGGATTCAAAAGAAGAAGACGATGAAAAACACGTACACCCATTGCAATTAGATGTAATTGATAGACTGGTGGAGTTGTACTCAAATCCTGAAGAAATTGTTTTAACTCCTTTTATGGGCGTAGGTAGTGAGGTTTATAGCCCTGTTTCAATGGGAAGAAAAGCAATAGGTATAGAGCTTAAAGATAGTTATTACAAACAAGCTATATTAAACTTAAAGCAAGCTGAAACAAGGTTTAAGACAAGGCAAAAACAACAGCAGCTTTTTTAACTAAACTTTTAGTTATCTTTGACCTAAAATAGGTAAATTTAGATTAGTTATGCCATTTAAAAAAGGCGAAGGCGGAAGAAAAAAAGGGGCAGTGGGCAACCTGACTAAGTCGGTGCGTGATGCTTTTACTAATGCGTTCAATGAATTGCAAATGGATGACAAAGTAAAGTTAACGGCATGGGGTAAAGAAAACCCTACCGAGTTTTACAGATTGGCAAGTAAGTTAATACCTACTGAAGTTAAGCATGAAGTAGGAGAAGAAACGGTAAAACAACTGGTATTTGTAAGTGCAAAAGAAGATAAGGATTAACCATGTCTATTTACCGTATCTTAAAAATAAAGATAGGTATTTAATACTTTACGGTTCTGCTGGTAGTGGTAAGTCTGTATTTGCTGCTCAAAAGGTAGTAGCGAGATTAGTAGGTGAGGCGGGGCATCGTATGTTAGTAGTTCGTAAGGTAGCCAACACCTTGCGTTCTTCTGTGTTTCAGTTAATAATAGACACTATTCGTTCTTACGGTCTATTCGATGAGTTTAATATCAATAAATCAGAGATGAGGATAACCCATAACCCAACGGGTAACGAGATACTAATGGGCGGGCTGGATGATGTAGAAAAATTAAAATCTATTGCAGGGGTTACGAGTATCTGGATAGAGGAGGCTACCGAGTTAACGGCTGACGACTTCGACCAGATAGATTTAAGGTTAAGGGGAGAGACGGAAAACTACAAACAGATTGTACTAAGTTTTAACCCGATAGACGAGAGGCATTGGTTAAAGGGTAGGTTCTTTGACAATGAGTTAGAAGATGCAACTATCTTAAAAACTACTTACAGGGATAACGATTTTTTGGATGAGGACTACAAACGGACGTTAGAACTCAAAGCAAAGGTTAACCCTAATTACTATCGTATCTACGTTTTAGGCGAATGGGGCAGGGAGGATATAGACAAGCCGTTTATCTACAACTTTGAGCGCATCAAGCACGTTGGCAAGGTAGTAAGGGAAGATAAAGAGTTAAGATTTAGTACTGACTTTAACTTCAATCCTTTTGCTACTATTGTATGTCAGATGTGGTTCGACAAAGACGGTCACCATATCCGAGTTTTGAAAGAACACGCATTAGTCAACAAAGGCGTTATAGATAAGATAGAGTTAATCAAAACAAGCTACACGGCTAAAGACATGGCAACCTGCTTATGGACTGGTGATGCAACCCAACGCAAAAGAACGGTAGAGCAGAATATTGTTAACGGTAAGAACCTGCACGCTTGGGAGCAGATAGACAGGGCTTTCAGATTGGGGAAGCGGTTACAAGTTCCTAACGTCAACCCGAACGTTTCCCGGTCACGTGATTTGTGTAACTTCGTTTTTGCCCTTCATCCAGACTTGGTAATTGACGAAAGCTGCACGGTGCTGATTAACGAAATCATGTACACAGAAGCGGATGATGCAGGAGGGATAAACAAAAAGAACCGTTCTAATGACAATCAAAAGGCTGACTTCTTGGACTGTTTTAGGTACGCTTTGAACACTTGGTGTAACGACATAATGGATAACCCTAAAAAGTACGGAATAAAATAGTAAATTTGCATCATGTCATGTAACAACCCACATACAGCTTGCCCAATAGTTTCCTGCTA